CTTATCTCAGCAAAGACTAGTGAGAGAAAACTTGGACCCCTTCACAAGAAATCTTGTTTTAGGTATCTCAAAGAGGGGTATGCCACCATCTATGGGTCTTTTGCTGACTTTCGTGGTAAGGGCAAATCGTCTGTCGTCAATACTCCTATGAGTTACGAGTTAGCTAAGGAAGGCTACAGAATCAAGTACACCAAACCTGAGATGAAAAGTTGGGTACCTTGGCACATTGCGGCTAAAGATTTGGTACAACCTGTCAATCAACTTGATTCATCAATTCTTGATTTGTGTGTTGCGTCATACATCAATGACGTCACGTGCAACCTTGGTCATCCCGGAGCTGTGAGCGATATGCTTATGGTTCTTGACAATTTCACAGCAATCAATGGAGCACAGGTAGCGTATATTGATAAAATCAATCGTAACACCAGTGCTGGTAACCCATGGAAAAAATCCAAAAGGTATTTCATGGAGAGCTGTGAACCCCAACATGGTATGTTGGACCCTGTGAAAGTTGATGATGAAATTATGGATCGTGTAGATGAGATTATCAACTGTTACAAGGCGGGTAAGTGCGCACACCCGAATTTCTGCGCACACCTGAAGGACGAACCTGTATCCTTCAAAAAATCAAAAGTTGGAAAGACACGTGTTTTCACGGGAGCGCCTTTTGATTGGACTATTGTGGTGAGAAAATACCTACTCTCATTTACTAGGCTTGTTCAGAATGAACGACTGGCCTTTGAGAGTGGCCCTGGAACCATTGCCCAATCACTTGAGTGGCAAGAACTTTATGATTACATCTTCAAGCATGGCACAGATCGTGTTATAGCTGGAGATTACAAGGCTTTTGACAAAAGAATGAGCCCTATGGAAATCCTTGCGGCCTTTGACTTTATTATCCATTTTTGTAAAGAGAGTGGTAATTATACTGATGAGGATATCAGGGTGATTCGTTGTGTGGCTGAAGACACAGCGTTTCCTCTAGTGGATTACAATGGTGATTTGATTACCTTACACGGTTCGAATCCATCTGGAAATCCACTAACGGTGATACTCAATTCTCTCGTGAATTGTCTTCGTATGCGGTATGTATATTTCTTACTAAATCCTAATGATGATGTTCATACATTCAAGGAGAATGTGAGTTTGATGACGTACGGTGATGACAATATCATGTCAGTGAGAGAGGGTTGTGATTGGTATAACCACACGACTATTTCAAAAAAGTTCAGTGAACTTGGAATTGAGTATACTATGGCCGACAAAGAAGCTGAGAGCGTGCCATACATCCAAATGGAGGAATCTTCTTTTTTGAAGAGAACATGGAGATATGAGAAAGAACTTGGATGTTATGTTGCACCATTGGACCATGATTCGATTGAAAAAATGTTGATGGTCTGGAATCGATCAAAGTCAGTATCTGAAGGAGCTCAAGCAATCGCTGTGATTGAAAGTGCTATGGGAGAATATTTCTTCTATGGACGTGAGATTACAATGATAAGCTAGAGCTCTTAAGAAAGGTAGTTGAAAAATTAGGTTACATGTCTTACGCTTCAGACAGCACCTTCTTAACCTTTGATGAACTGGTTGAAAGATTCAAAAAATGTTCCAAGCATTGTGACAACTATAATCACTTCTTTCTTGGTGATAAGTACACAATGCAGAGCAGCGACAGAATTGTCTTTGCTCAAACAAAAGAGGGCATGTGTTATGATACATTTTCGATGTATAGTGTGTGGGATTATCCTAGTAGTCAAAGCATGACCGGTTTTGATTTATCAATTTTCGAGCATATTTATTGGGCCACATACATACACATCGTTCATGGATTATTCACATTGTTCCTCGTCATACTCCATTACCTTTACACTTGTGTTGTTGATCAGAAGTTTGATCGTTTCATCGTTCATCTTATCTGTTGGATAACACTTATGCGATGTCATGAGCCAATGTTTATTGCGCTAGTGTTCTACAGATATGGAGTAAAAAGGCTTTTGCGGTATGTCTTTTAAACCAAAACCGCACGTGGTGGATATATTACTGTCCCGATTAAGAATCCTGTCGTCCCTGAATGACGGAAGAGTGGATCTATCACGTAACTTACCAGAGCGTTCCTCAAAAACCCTATTTAGGGAAGGTCTTGGTTGGTGACCAAATGGACTTCAGGTCGTCCCCCTTACGGTTGAGCTGCCATGGGGGATTAAAATCAAGCTTGCGAAAACTTACACGAAAAATAGTCGAGAGACTGAAAAATCTAAAAAATCGTCTGAAATTAAAATGCTTGAGAGCAAAATTTCGGATAATGGAAGCATCTTTGCACTTGAAGATGATCTTCCACGCACATTTGAAGACGTTGCAGGCAATTGCAGCGGTGACAACTATTGTTGTGCAAATCATGAATTGTTTCATAGATTTGTAGTTCAATCAGAGGATGTTGTTAAGGATGCTGATGTCACTGAACTTACCAAAGATCAAGTTCAAATGGGTTTTACAGAAGGAGAAAAT